CAAAGGCTTTCAGTGTGCCAGCCACGGTGATTTCTTCCGAGGTGTATGGGACACAGTGACAGAGGAAATGTTACCTAATGAGTTAGCAGATGCAGACTTCACATGGCATACTGCCAGAGGTGGTGCATGGGCAATGCTGGACGTTACTCTACCCAACATGCGTAGTACTATAACTACAGACAAGCATGAGACTAGCATTGGAAATCGTATCATCAGTCTGCATGGCATTGATGGATCATGCTCAAACCAATCTTACTTTGGTGCTATAGATTACTTCTGTAAGAACGGCATGATCAGTGGTGACTATGATAAGATACGCAAAAAGAATACTTCCAACTTTACCCTTGAGGGTTTCATCTATGAGCTTGCCAGAGCCAGAGCTAACTTCTATGACAACGCTATGATTATGCAGATGTGGGCTAACACATCAACTAAGTATGTAGATGTTAAGTCTTTGCTTGATGATCTTATTTCATCTAAGCGTAAGGCAGAGAAAATGTTTCAGTTGTATAGCCATGAGGCCAGTGTACGTGGGCATAACAAGTTCTCTTTGTACTCTGCCTTCACCAACTATGCCAGCTATGCTGATGAACGTAACGGGTTCAGCCTCAAGAATACTGGCAACGATACACAAGCTGTAAGCATGTGGTCACGTGAGCAAGAGGTGAGCAAGTGGGTCAGTGATCCCAAGTTCATCACATTGGAAGCTGCATAATGACTAAGTTGCCACGATATGTACAGCCACGTAAACAACCCAAGGGTGTAGTGTCCTATCGCTTCAACCCACCTCAGTCTCTTGTTGATGCTGGGGTGGTGAGCCGCAAGGAATGGGGTACTGATCTTAAACAGGTTAAGGTACTCGCCAAAGAGTTGAATGACTTAGTTGACAAGTACCGTGAAGAACAGGCATTGATATTCAATGTTAAGCCAAGCAGCACTGTTGCAAATTTGTCACAGTATTACTTTGCCTCTAATGATTTCAAGGCGTTACGTGATACAACTAAGGTACATTACAGGTACTTCATTGGTCTACTGGACAATGCCATAGGTCACATGAGGCATGGTGATGTTACCTCTAAGGTTGCAAAGCATTTGTATGAACAGTGGGTTGAGCAAGGCATTAGCTTTGCCAATCATGGTGCTACCTGTGCCAGCCGTGTCTTTAACTATGCCATTGAAATGGAACAGATAACCACTAATCCTTTCACCAACATCAAGCGTAAACCTACACCACAACGTAAGGTAGTGTGGGAACATTCAGATGTGGTAAAGTTTATGGACACTGCCTTCACCCAATACAAGTACCGTAACATGGGCATGATTGTGTCTATGGCTTACCAGTGGTGTCAAAGACTAGGTGACATGCGTATGCTAACGTGGGATGCCATTGACTTTGATAGGCAGCGCATGTATCTTCAACAGTCTAAGCGTAGGGCAGAGGTGTTCCTACCTATTGATGATGAGTTGTATGTAATGCTACAAGAACAACGTAGTGACTATGGTTTTCAGACCTATGTTGCACCACACCCTACACCTGTAGCTGGTAAGTTCAGACCATACAGTATGGAAAGACTATCTAAAGTAGGACGTAGGATAATGAGGGCAGCAAATCTATCAGAAGACTTACGACTTATGGACTTACGTAGGACAGGGGTAACACAAATGGTTGAGGCAGGTGTACCATTGCCACAGTTGATGGCTGTTACTGGTCACACACATGTTGCATCTGTGAAACCATACATAAAAAATACATTCGCCTCTGCCAATAAAGCCTTGACAGCACGTAATGCTCATGTAGAATTGAGTGTAACGAAGAACATTGAAAGTGATTGGCTATGAAAAATAAAATAGTTATAAGTTTATATGACTTCACTGGTGAAGCATTAAAGCCTTGGGCATATGCAGGGTATACTTGCTATGCGTATGACATACAACATAACGAGGTTGAATATGTTACACATTATTCTGGTGGTGGTTCTATACATTATTGCCATGCTGATCTGCATGACTTTGATACTCACCGTGATCTGTATAACTTCTTTAATGGTCACAAGGTAGTTTTCGGTATGGCCTTTCCAGTGTGTACTGACATGGCTGTGTCTGGTGCGGCTCACTTTGCTAAGAAGGCAGAGGCTAACCCATTGTTTCAAGAGCAAGCAGTTAAACATGCCATTGATTGCGCTGACCTGTTTGATGATCTTGGTTGCCCCTACTTTGTAGAGAACCCTGTGTCTGTACTGGCTACCAAGTGGCGTAAGTCTGATTATAGGTTTCACCCTTATGAGTATGGTGGGTACATTGCCAAGAACAATGCACAGCACCCTCGGTGGCCTGACTACATTGCAGACCGTGACGCCTACCCTAAGAAGACTTGCCTATGGACAGGCAATGGCTTTGTTATGCCCACTAAAGTACCTGTTGAACCAAAGAAAGGCTACAGTAAACAGCACTTGAAACTAGGCGGTAAGTCTGCTAGAACAAAGAACATCAGATCAGCTACCCCTAGAGGATTTGCACGTGCTGTTATGGAGGCTAACGTATGAACATAATAGAAATCATAAATGACTTACAGCTAAGTGTTGGTGATAGTAAACGTATGGCATGTCCAGTGTGTCATGCTAAGAATACATTTACTATTACTAATACTATGGGTAAGATTGTTTGGAATTGTTACAAGGCTAGTTGTACTGTCAGTGGTGGTACAAATGTGGCACTGTCTGTTAATGATGTTCGTAAGGCATTAGGTTATATGACTGACGAGTTAGACCCTGCCCCATTTGTAAAGCCTGACTACCTAGTTAATGATGGGCCTGAGTGTTGGGATTTTCTTAAACAGTATGGCCTATCATCTGAAGATGTTATTGTATTGTATGACGTAAAGGATCACCGTATAGTCTTTCCTGTGCTAGATGACAGAGGTTGCATAGTTGATGGATCAGGTAGATCACTGGGAAAAAGAATACCTAAATGGAAAAGATATGGTAATAGTGACTTGCCATACCATTGTGGATGTGGTAATGTCGCTGTAGTGGTAGAGGACAGCGTGAGTGCTGCAGTTGTAGGTGCGACAGTGAACAACGATCTAAAGCTGGATGCCAAAGATGATGATGTATATGTCGGGGTGGCTGTGTTGGGTACATCATTATCAGAGGGACACAAGCGGTACTTGTCGCAGTTCTCTACCATAATAGTAGCACTTGACCCCGATGCTTTACCCAAGTCACTCAAGTTTGCTAAGGAATTACGCACGTACTGTTCAGATGTTCGTGTACTAAAGTTGACAGACGATTTAAAATATAGTAACCCTGACGATATCAGTAATCTGATAGCCCTAACACAAGGATAACCCCACATGGAACTAGCACTAATACGTAGCCTGATGAACAAAGAGTTTTATGACAGTCATCGTGGCTCTCGCTGCCCTGAACGTTTGTTCAGTCCTGATGTACGCAAGATTAAGAAGGCCATTGACAGTGCCATGCACCGTTATGAGCGTACCGTTACACCTGACGAGATTGAGGCGTTGTTTATGTCAAACAATGCTACCCTGACTACAGCACAGAAGACTGCCTACAGTGCGCTGTTCGCTACAGTAAAGCGAGAACAGCCTATGGGTGAGGACATTGCACAAGAGGTGCTATCCAAGCTGTTCCAACAGGTGATTGGTGAGGACATTGCTAACCTTGGCTTTGATTATGTCAATGGTACAAAGGATACCCTTGAGCCATTACGTAATATGCTTGAGCAATATGGTGATGACTTCACGCCCAAGCTAAACATTGAATGGGAAGACACAAGCATTGACCATATCCTTGCACTCAACAGTCTTGAGAGCCAGTGGACATTCAACATCCCTACACTTACCCGTAAGGTTGAGGGTGTTAATGCTGGTCACTTGATTGAGATTGGTGCTAGGCCCAACACTGGCAAGACTTCATTCCATGCCAGCCTGATTGCTGGTGAGAATGGCTTTGCATGGCAGGGTGCTAAGTGCATTGTGTTATGTAACGAGGAAGGCTATCACCGTGTAGCCCACCGCTACATCACTGCCGCCTCTAACATGGAAGCCAAAGAGGTTGTAGCCAACAAGTCAAAGGCAATGGCTGCATACGATAAGATCAGGGATAACGTCAAGTTCAAGGACGCTACTGATCGTGACATGTCATGGGTTGAGAGTGTCTGTAAGACATACAAGCCTGACATTGTGGTGCTTGACATGGGTGACAAGTTCGCCAAGACTTCTGGCTACTCTCGCCCTGATGAAGCACTAAAGGCTAACGCTATCTATGCTAGACAGATTGCAAAGCAACATGGCTGCGCTATCTTCTACATGTCTCAGCTATCTGCTGATGCAGAGAACAAGGTGGTACTCAACCAATCCATGATGGAAGGTAGTCGTACAGGTAAGGCTGCAGAGGCAGACCTAATGCTGTTGATTGCAAAGAATCCACCTGTTGAGGGACAGGACGAAGAGGACACCATGCGTCACCTCAATGTTGTCAAGAACAAACTGTCTGGTTGGCATGGTATTGTACATACCAATCTGAACTACAAGACAGCGAGGTACGAGGCATGATAAATAGAGACACACACAGAGAGTTATGTGAAAAGTATGAGGCGGTAAAACGTGACGCAAAGTATTGGGAAGCACAAGCTAAGACATTACGTACACGTAACGTACATTTACTAGAAGATGTAGAAAGACTGTCTGCACAATTAAGGTTA